ACTTACTTTATGTCTTGGTATAGTTTTTACTTCTGCAACCGTCGTTAGTATTGGATGCGTAACTGCATTTTTTACAAACTTAACACTTCCAAACACTCGATCTTTAGCCCATACTTTACTACGATGACCCCATTTCATTCCTGGCTTACCGTAATGTTCTAAATGCTCATCATTAGTGTTTCCCCAATGCATACCCATTACACCAAAGTGTTGTGCTTCATTGTCCATTATTTCACCTCCTGTCTAGTTTATCCACCGAAGTTCTTTTTCCATTGTCTAGCAGTTTGGTAGGTATCAACTGCCGTTTTTGCTGACTTCAAAGCTGAACTAACTGCACTATCTATCGCTGGTTTATTTTGAGTGTATAGAATATAGCCAGCTGCTAATGATGTTGTTCCTGTTAGAGTCTTAGCTACGATTGCCGCACTTCTATTTGCTTGATCTTTAGTTGCTCGGCCTCTACTGTTCGCTATAGCTTTATTATTTATTTTGGAATAGTTGATTTCAGATAAGGCTTTATCATATGCTGCTTTATACTGAGGATTTTTCATCTTCTCCTCAATTTCTTTTTTAACAAGTCGTCTCTGTATACCAGCACCTTTTCCATATGCTTGACGGGCTACTTCATGCTTAGTTGCATCTTTCTTTGCTGACTTATTGAGTTTTTTTTCGGCATGTCGTTGTCCCCATTTCATTCCTAATTTACCAGAATGTTCTAAGTTGTTCATTTTGCACCCCCTTATTCAAAGGCATCTTTATTTACTTTATAAGCAATATAGGCATCCATAAGAGCAGAGACACTATCAATCTTTTGCTCATATCGTTTTTTCAGCAATTTACGATTACCATTTGTATCTTCTAGAGTAACACAGTTACCCATTGTAAATGACATTAGTTCCTGATCAAATATAAGCATTCGTTCTTCTGCTAAATTCTTAAGTTCACCCAATGGTACTGATTCAGTCTTGGCACCCTGGATTACTTTCTCAATTCCGTAAGGACCATTCTCTGTTTCCCATCGAGTAACAAATTCTTTAGCATTGTAAGGGTCAAATCCAAAACTTCGCACATCATAATCTTCATCAATAACAAACTGATCTAAGTCTTCATAGACCTCCATCATGTCTAGTACGGTCCCTTCTAAGACCATCAAACTTCCTTCATCTAAGAACTGGTTGTATTTACTTCTCATCGCTCCTGGAAGCTTCATAAGAGTTAATGACGTGATATAGCATCTAGTCTTAATCCCAAACTTACCACCAGCTAACGGAAACAAGAATGTGAATGCACAGAAGTCATCTCCCTGAGACATATCAGCTCCCATAGAACAAACCATCTTCCAGAAATTACGTTTCTTATGTGGCAAAGTTTCTTCATAAGTAAAGAAGTAGGTATAGCCTTCCATTGGGAGACCAAACCTCTTTGCTAAGATATCATTCCTAGAAGCAGGTGCTTTCTCTGCTCGTTCAACGTCTAATTGATAGACTTCATATGTAACAGTCTTGCCAAGATTAGGATTTGCCTTCTGCCAGGTTGATGGATCATTAATTTCTTTGACATCATCGAGTTTATACCACCAGATAGAAACATGTGGATTTATGTAGTCACCTCTAAGTATGTCCATTAGCTCCATTTTGATTGTATCTCCACTTCCGTTTCGAACAGTACCTTCTGAACTCGTTGCTACAATTAAGTAGTCATCAAGTTTAGATGCACCCTGCTCAATGGCACCAACAACATCCTCTCGAATGTCACCAGAGAGCCACTCATCAACAGTTGCTATCTTTGGTCGTAGTCCTTGTAGTTTATCAATGCTCATAGGTCGTACTTCTATTAGTGAGCCTGTAAGGAAGTTCTCAACACCCTTCTTAGTGGATGCTAACTTAATCCTGTTGGCTCTAGAGCCTGTTGTGTTCTGTAGAGAACCCTCGGTTAAGAATTGAAACAAAGGACCTCTTGATCTTGTAATGGCAGTTCGTATAGGAGACATAACTTCATCAGCCTGCTTCATGGTTGGAGCTGTAGTAATCTGATGAGTGGTTGTAGTATCAACATTATGAAAGTAAGATTGAATACATGAATCATATAATGATTTTGCAGCACCTCGGCCAACAATCAAATACTGTTTGTTAATCAATCGCTTCTTAATCATCTTACGTACATACTTACCACCATGGTTGTCTGGTGATGGTTCATAGATACTTCGTTCAACAAAATAGTACCATCCAAATACTGCTTCAGCCCATAGTTTGAATGAATCTAGTAGTACCAAATCAGCACCATCAGTTAGAGTAAGTTCTTTTTCACAATACTTAACAAATCCATCTACAACACCACTATCATAGTAGACTCCAGGATTACTTATTAGTTCGTCTATACGATTCATCTCCATAGAGATTTCTTTACAGACTGGTATCTCTCCACGAATAACTGCATCACGAAATTCTCCATAATATTTTGGTGTTGCTGTATTTGATAGTCCCATTTACATACCTTTAACGAAACTTAGTTGAACAGGACCTTTTGGTTTTATGGCTTTTTTTAATAACGAGTCTAATCCAGCTGACATACCCTTAATTACCACATTACTAAGAGCTTGCTTGGAAGAATTAACTAGGACATCATTGGCATATTTTCTACCAGCTGACATATCCTGTTTACTTAAATCTTTATATGATCTTTCTAACTGAAGTCTAGTATTTAGAGTCTGAAGATCGGCATTAGACATTTCTCTAATTTTCTTAGTTTTAAGTGTCTGTTTTTGTTTAAAATCTTCGCTATCAGTAGAGTGAGTTTTCATTTCTGATAACTTGGCTCCCATTTTTTTACTAAGAGTCCCTGATCTGCCTGATCTACGTCCCCAATGCATACCTATCTTACCATAATGCTTTACAAAATCAGTTTCAACCTCTAGTGTATCGTCAAAACTTCCCATTCTTCCTACAAAATTTTGATAGTCTTTATCCATTTTATTATCACCTCTATCCTTATGTTTTAAGTGGCATCTACTGTTATAGCAAACATTTTGCGTTCACTATCAAACTCTAATTTCTTATAAGTTAACTTATTTGGGGCTAATATGCCCTCTTGATTACTTCTTGTATTAACAAGAGATTTTCCATCATTTGTTTTACCATCGGCTAAGACTCCAGGTGTTCCCTTACAATTAATAATCATATATGTATTGTAGGTTGAAGCTGCTGTTGGATTAACTGCTCTCCAGGTATCTATTGCAAATAAAGGAGATGTACTTGTCGAGAAAACTCTATTTTCTTTTAGCGATTTTCCACTGAAGTTTTTAGAAAGTAATGAAATGTTATTTTGTAGTTCTTCTTCAGACATCGTATCTAGTTTTTTCGCTACGCCATTTATGGAAAATTTAAAATTACAACTTCGATACACTGTAACATCGTTTATTGCATTCTTTCCAAGTGTTTGTTTTAACTTTGCTGCTTCTGCTGCAATCTCTTTAGGTGTTCCTATTGCTAGATAATTATTAACACTTCTAGAATACCTAGCCGAGTCAGTATAAGTCTTTAAATTAAGAATATCTTGTTTATCCAAATTATCATACACTGTTTTAGCATGAGTTTTGATACCTACTTTTTCTATTGCTAGAAGTGCATTTTTATTATTTGGAAGAACACCGGATTCTTTACTAGATGCTTTAGTAAGATCTGCTAATAATTTTGTATCGTCATTTACTTTAGTTGTCATCTTATGAACTTTGTATTTTAGTTCTCGAGGATTAATTTTTGCTCCTACTGAATATGCAGTTTTTTCAATACTCCCGCTTGTATGTCCCCACTTCATTCCCATAACACCATGATGCTCTAGATACTCATTATCTCTCATTTTACACCTCCTCTGGAACTATGACTTCTGGAACGTAAGTCTTATTCTCAACTTGTACATTTAATCGCCACTCCATCTCTGAGGCTAGTTGTTTCATAGCCTCTAATACAAAAGAACTGGATGGTGGATCAAATAATAAACGAACTTTTAAGTAAATAAAAGTTTTAATTGCTTCTATATCAGTACGTTCACCAATCATATCGTTCCAAACATCATCTGAATTTAAGATTATAAATCCATCCGGAGTTACGCCTATTTGATTTAGGGTCATTATAACTGAATTAATATATATTATGATTTCAACATCAAAGTTAGTCATATCGGGTTCTATGCCCAACATCTTTTTAATAGATATAAGAATACTATCCATGTTAATTGGGTCTGGTGTAATTACATCGGTCATACTAAGTTCTCCTTTCTTAACGCCAAGGACAAGTATCGTTTTGGCATCTCTCATTTGGGGTTTGTGGTAGTAGTGATGGATCACCATAGTGTATGGCATTATGTGTTCTGAATGTAGTACAGATTAAAAACTTTTGATCGTATAGAATATCTCTATCAAGTTCAACATCTTCTATACTTATTGGATTCATGTGATGAACTAGTATATGCCTATGAATCTCTTGTCCTTCTATGCCTAAGTCACATCCGTTATCTCTTATGATTATATCATTTCTAGTTCGTTTCCATCTTTTGGATGTGTATAGAATTTGATTTAGGTATCGGTCAAATCCAAATGTAGTTTCTCCAACCTTACCCTTAAGTCTTAAGTATTGGTATCGTTCATCAAAGGAATTAAGTTTTTTTAATTCTGAATAGGTCTTCATTTCTTATGGTTTAATATATATTCCATCTCTGGAGCACTTGGTCCTACTTTTAAAGTCATGTTCTTATAAACCAACACTGATATAATTAGTGAACCTATTACTAATATTTTCTTAACATCCATACTATCTACTCCTTTCCAACATACGCGTTATTTCAGTGTTTGATAACTTGGTATTAGGATTATCTTTACGATAGTTAAGTGTTTCCCTAGTCAGTGATTGTTTACCTAGTGCTTTGACTCCTGTATTGATACCAGTAAACCCTAATATTATGCCCGCAAGTTGACCTCCTGCTTTAACATTTTCTACCGTATGTAAATGCCCGTATGCTAATTTCTCAGATTTTTTAATTATATCTTCTGTTACTTCTTTAACCCCTACTACATCCACCAAACCTTTAGAGTTGAATGTTATAATTGGATTGAAGGTTCGGAATCCACTTAATTGGTTATCGGTTATATCTTTTATAGCATTATAACCATCTTTACTTAATGCTTTCTTAAAAGGTTCGGTTATTGATTCCGCATTTGGTCTATGATCAGCCATTGCCATATTAACTATTTTATAAACATCTTTTGTGACTTTACCATCAACTATATCGTCAACAGCTCTCTTTCTAACTTTATCAAGTCCAGGCCAACTATCAACATAATCACCAGTCTGGTATAAGATGTAAGACTTTAGTTTTTCATGGTAATCTGGGTCAGTCTTAATAAGTGA